TAGGGTGGAACAAGTGCATGTTACTTGTTCTAATAGTTTTACTCAACTTGAGATCCTTGATGAGATCATGACCCTGATAGTCAAAAATCTCAAAGTAAACATCATTTGTAGTTGAATTATTCTTGTACCCAGATATAATCTTTTTTTCACAGAGTTCATCGAGGTACTCTTTGTAATCTTGTATCCATCTACCAGGTGGAAGTTCAGTAACTGTAACAGCTGTGCCACTTACTGTGTACAGCCCCTGTGTGGACCAGGCAAACTTGTCAACAGGGTCCTGTGTTATCGTCCCCTTGAAACCCCTGAACCAAGGTGTCATGTTTACAAGTGGTTCTCCTTTGAGAATCCTTTCGATGTTGTCCCTGATATCAACTGGGTTAAATGGCGGAACATAACAACTGAACCCAGTTCCGATACCCTCTGTTCCATTTATCAAAACAGTTGGTAAGACTGGGACAAAAAACTCTGGTTCAATAGGTTTTCCTTCATCCGATAGATACTTGAGAACCGGATCGTCTCTCGGATCAAAAAGTTTTCTGGCATCGGGTGTCAACTTTGTGAATATGTACCTCGTCTGACTTGCATCTTTTCCACCCATCAGACGAGTTCCAAACTGTCCACAGGGCTCAAGCAAGTGTATATTGTTTGATCCCGTGAAATCATGCGCCAATTTAACAATCGTCTCTGCGAGTGAAACTTCTCCGTGGTGATACGAAGTCTTTTCTGATACATACGAAGCCAACTGAGACACTTTCATTTCATCCTTTGTGAGACCCTTTTCAAAACACGCGTAGAGAACCTTGCGTTGCGACGGTTTCAGACCGTCACACATACTTGCAACAGACCTTCTGAGATCTGCGAGACTAAAATTTATGAGGTCCTTGTGAATAAACTCTGAAATCTGTAAACCAGAAATTGAACCATAGTTAACCTCCCTTGTAGAAGAAGAATTATCAAGAAGCCACTGCTTCCTATCATCCGCCTTGGACTTGTCAAATGCCAAAACAATTGCATCCTTTGAAGATTCGTCAGTCTGAAACGAAACTGTAAGTTGTTTGATATTCTTGAAGTACTCGCGGGCTTCTACAGATGTCGAAGTTCCAAGTCCCTTGTAATACTTGATTTTCCACCCAGTTTTACCATTTTCATACCAAGCTCTAAATGAAGAGTCTGTGTAAAATGAATGAGACTCGGACCCTTTGACAGCTTTGATAATTGGGGTCACCATACTTACAACAAAATCAAGTTTTAGGAGACTTGGCCAAAAGTAATGAATCATATTGAGTATAAGCCCCTTGATGTGACTCCCATCATTGTCAGCGTCTGTCATAATCATCAACTTTCCATATCTAAGTTCACTCACTGTTGTGTACTCTTTGCCTTGTTGGAGACCTAAAATCTTTTTGAGGTCATTAAACTCTTGATTTGCCAAGAGTTGTTTGACGCTTGCATCCCTGACATTTTTACACTTTCCTCTAAGTGGAAAGACTCCATACAAGTCCCTTCCAACAACAGAGAGTCCAGAAACTGCAAGGGTCTTGGCAGAATCACCTTCAGTCACAATAAGAATACACTTTTCAGATCTTGCACCGCCTGCAAAGTTGGCATCATCAAGTTTAGGAATGCCTGTAATCTTAGATTTTCTTGCACCGTCAGTCTTTTTGAGTTCCTTGAGTTCCTTGAACTTGGCAATTGCAAGAACTTCATCTTGTATTCCAGTCTTGAGAATACTTTTTATAAACTTTGGGGTAACTTCAAACTTACTTCCAAAATCATTCACCTTCAAAGTGCACTCAGATTTAACTTGGCTACCAAATGTAGGATTTACCAAAGTTGAGCGAACCATGACAAAGAGTGTCCCCTTTACATTTTGAGGTTTCAAAACAATTTTTTTAGATGCAAGTTCTTCAATGATGTTACTTACAAGTACACTCACAACATGGTCTACATGAGTCCCACCTTTTGTAGTACAGACTCCATTGACAAATGAAACTTGTTGAAATCCATCACTACTTGGTGCAACAGTCACAGACCACCTTTCAGTGTTGAGACTTGTGACCATCACATCCTCTCCTAAATACATTTTGGCATATACCTCTGTAGTCATCTGCTCAAGATGTTTCTCTTGAAAAAAAATTTTACAGTTTGAACTTGTACAGACAACTGCGTCATAGACCCTCTTTTCAATAATTTTAAAAAAGTCTTGATCGAGATGAGTCATTCCAAAACGTTTCCAATCTGGTACAAATGTAATCTTGACAGATGAGTTTGTATATGCATGCTTTTTAACAATCGGTTCATCAACTTGAGACATGTTATTGGTCCAAGACTGTTTGTAATGTAATTTATTTTCAGCATCACAAATTTCAACTGTAAATAAACTTGAATAAATATTGGCAAGTTTAGCACCGTACCCATTTCTACCACCAACTACACGCTCTTGTGTATCATCATAGTTTGTACTTGTAAGAAGATGGCCGAATGTCAATTCTGGATTCCAGATACCCTCAGTCTCATGTTTTACAACTGAGATACCGCCAAGAGGGCCATTGTTTCCAATACAAATTGAACCAATTTCCTTGTCAACAATTACACTAATACTCTTGACAAGTTTTGGGAACATTGAATTTCTATCAATTGCATTCACAAGTATCTCATCAAATATTTTTAGGAGAGCTGGTGAATATGTAAGATTTTGCTGTATAAATTTATTTTCACTGAGAATCCAGGACTGTTCAGATGTGGGTGCAGTTGGGCCAACATATGAATCAGGGCGCTTGAGAATATGCTCGAGATGGGAAATCTTTTGAATAGTCTCCATTTTACTTACTAACACTGTGAACTATTTTTTTATCTGCTTAATATAAATGTGGATGAAAAAAAAGTTTATCATTCCAGCACTATTTTGTAGGTTTACCATGGTACAAGTGTCCTCAAAATTTTGATTTTAAAACTCTTTCGTGTTATAAAAAAAACCCCGATTCAGTAACAAATCTCAAAGTTTCATTTCTTAAATGAAGTCGCAGTCGCATAAGCAAGTTTATCAACAGCCTCATTCAACGGGTGACCGTTATGAGCCTTGACCCATTTCCAAGTTACATGGGGTCCCGCAAGATCGTCAATTTGTATCCAGATTTCACGATTTTTAATAGGTTGACCAGCGGCTGTCTTCCACCCATTCTTTTTCCAGTTGAGTATCCACTTGGTAATTCCATTCTTGAGATAACAACTATCTGTATAAATAGTAACAGTCTGTTTTCCAGTGTGTTCCAGACACTTGAGTGCAGCCGTGAGTTCCATTATATTGTTTGTAGTATGTTCAAGTCCACCAGAGAGTTCAAATCCCGGACCAATTACAGCCCATCCACCTGGTCCAGGATTTCCAAGACAACTTCCATCTGTATAAACATCCATGTTTTTATAAATACATAGATTATAAACTTTAATTTGTATAAAATTCACCAACTTTGTTAGTACACTTGTACATGTTTACTGTTCAATATTTTATTATCAATAATAGTAGAAGACTGTGCTGACCCCATTATTATATACCACATAAATAATTTACATTAATTGCATTATTAGAAACAATAATATAAAAAAACAGCAACAACAACAAAATCCAATAGCTCCAAGTTCTATTAAATTCGTACTTCCATCTGAGTTTTTAAAAGAAAACAAAGAAGGAGGAGCGGAGGTGGTGGAAGAAGTGGGTGCGGATTCGGAGGATCTGGAAGTGGTCCCACTGTCGATAATGGGAGATCCAGAACTGGTACTCGAACTTAAATTACAGCCTTGTGCAAGACTAGCTGCTCCACCAACTTGTAATTGTGTCGCGTCGACGGTTTGATTACAGATTTGAAGAGTACTGGGACAATATGATTGATTCGTACTTGTCATAACATCAGACCAGACACCTGAACTTTGTACACAAGGAGGACCCCAGCACTGTGGTTTTAAATTAATCATATTTGGAAATTTATTTATATAACTTTTGTAATCATCTGTTTTGTTATAATTTATACATGCACATTCAGGTTTATTTGAATTTGCTGGTAAATTACAATATGAATATGCAGTAGACTGACAGTTTGGAAAATAAGGTCCACTTTTACCTGAATTAACTGTTTCTTGCGTAGAACAAAATTTTTGACATTTTGGATCTCTAAAAGTTTTTAAATCGTTTGGATTTGTACATGCTTTATTAACCATTTCTAAATCATTACTAAACAAATTCCAACAATTAGAATCTGTTATAACATTTGAACCAACTGAACAGTACTGTTTCATGTATGTACCACAATTTGAAGTATCAGAAGAACACCACATTGGTCCGCACGAAAGAGGTGATTTTTTGCCATCTGTACAACACGCGTATTTGTTATTTTCTTTAGGAACCATCATATAACACTGTAAAGAATAACAACCTCCACCTCCCATTGTATCATATTGACGTTGTCTTGCCCCAGGTGGTGGAACTCCAAAATTCATATCATCGATCAATGTTTTATCAATGTTTGAAACTTGTAAAGATTCTAATTCACCTGCGCCAAAATTATTCAATGTACCATTCTGATTACCACTGTAAGGAAGTTTAGTATTCCTTGAACTCGTTATATTTTTGCAATTAAATTCGTTTCTACTAAGAAATGGCATACCTGGATTTGGTTTCCATTTCTTAGAATCAATATGATACTGATTAATCATATCATCACCCAAACCAATACCTTGGCACCTTCCTGAAATAAAATTACCACTTAGAGCGTATCCATAATTATCTCCATTCGGTCCATGGAAATCATATGTTTTATTATCACGAGCACAACTCATTTTATATTACTCTTATAAAATAAATGAAAAATGTTCAACTGATAAAGAGTCCCAACCCAATGAAAAAGTGGCGCGTTATTTTTAAAAATAGTGGAAAACATGTTGATTTTGGTCAGCGAGGATACTCTGATTTTACAATTCACAAAGACCCACTTCGTATGAAACGGTATTTACATCGTCACTCTAAAATGGGTGAAACATGGAGTCTCAAAGGACTTGAAACTGCGGGGTTTTGGTCAAGATGGCTTTTGTGGTCAAAACCTTCTTTAGAAAGTGCCAAAAAATTTATGAGTACCAAATTCAAAATAAAATTTGTTCGAGTACTATAAATGAAAAAGAACCAGGTGCTCGTAGGAATTGTCGTCTTTTTCATTGTCGTTTTTCTTCTTTTAATGTTTTCACGTGTTTCTGGATTTACAGAATGTGATTCTACAAAAACTTTTGCAAACGGATTCAGATGTTACAACAGTGATGGTACTACTATTAATCTTTCTATTAAATCATGTGATACTTGTAACAAAGCGAACGGTTATTGGAAAAAACTCTTAATGAAAAAGTCTCTTGGTAATACATGAACGATTCGGAAGAAATTGTAGATCACCGTCCACCCTTTGACCATCTTCTTCGCAAACATTAAACATCCAACACATACCATCAACTGTCCCGAGACCTTCAATTTCAATGGGACTTGTTGAATTAAGTATGCGTGTAACCCAGCCATTGGACTCTTGTGGAGGTGGAATCATCTTTCTCGCTTTTATTAGTAGTTCCTTTTTAACCTAAATGTTTTTTGGACACAAATTTAATATTAATTGAGTTATATGTACATATACGTGATACTCGCAGTTGTTGTAC